CCACGAAGGGTAGAGATTGCCGACATTACCCGACCTGACCGCCTGGTGCTAAGTGGTCCGCAAGTAACCCGCGTACACGGGCCATAAGCGTATTACCCATACGATAGGGCGAAGGCTGGAAGTCTGGCGATATGCCACCTGCGTTAGAAGCTTGGCGTGCTTGCCAGATGTCAACGGCAATCATAAGCGAAGCTTCATTAACTTCTGGCAGGGTTTCGTAATCTATGTGTGTTGTACCGTAAACAGTTCCCCACGGTACTAAATCATTCTTTAGTTCTGCTGTAGCGTTATTAACTGTGTAACTTACTGAAAAATCTGTGCGAGCAATAACAGTCTTAGAGCCGTTATATTTTGCTCCGCAATTTTCGACCGTGATGGTCTGACCTACAATAAAATCATGTTGGACTGGCGTATAAATTGTCGCAGTCGTGGTTGTGCTTTCGTGAGCACTCACTGAATATTTGTTATACCAGAGTTTAGCTTTTACGATGTTCTCAGCAGCCTGGCAGCATTCTTCTACTACTGCGGAGCTATACAAAGCACCAATACCTAGAGCAGCACGAAGTTCTGCTTCTGTTACGAATGTGGCTGGCATTGGTTTCCTTTCTAATGTTAGCCCCAGCGGCTAGGGCTGAGCCGCTGGGGTAACTCGACTACTTACTAGGAGAGGTTGAACTTACGAACACCCTTACCGCTCTTTGCAACGTAAATTGCAAGGTAGCCGTAGAGGTTGATTTCGACTTCGCCTGAGGTAAGAACGTTAACGCGTAGGTTGGTTGTTGGGGACTCCCAGACATAAACCGAACCTGGTGCGATGAGGTATGCAGAGTTATCTACGATACCTGACGTTGGAATGTTGTGGTCTACGATGAGGTCGGTACCAAGAACATTACCGCGAACAGAAGTAGGTGTTACCTGTCCTGCTGCGTTGTATTGTGGTGAAGCTACAGCGTATAGAGGACGCTTTGCGTCATCGGTGTAGCTCATGATGGACGCCCATTGGTCTGTGGATGCTACAAGCTTGTTAGCGAAGTCTCCGCCAGTTCCCTTGTATGCAGCAGCGGCTTCAGTTGAAATGAAGCTCTGTAGACCAGCTGCGGTTGCAGCTACACCAGTAGCGGTTGTTCCGTTCGTGGTGAATGCGCTAAGAAGTGCTACGTCTGTAGCAGCTTCGTACGCTTTGCGAAGTTCAGTCATCAAAAGCTCCATGAAGCTTGGGCTGGAGCGGTCGATGAGCTCAAAACTTACTCGGTTAAGACCTGAGAACTTTTCAACAGTTACGGTGTCGTAAGCTGAGGTCATTCCTGTCTCGGACGGTGCTGAGCCTTCGTTGGTGTCTGCAACTGTTGGTGCAACGTTAGGAGTTGCAGCATTGGTGTAAAGACGTGGAACGGTGAAGCTCATGCCTTCAGCAATTAGCGCCTGGCGTGTTACAGCTTCAAATGCTGGACGACCTGTGAAGGTGTCGGTGATGAAAGTGTTTAGGTGCTGAGGAAGTGTCAGACCTGTATTTGTGCTTGTTGAGTCATCTGCTGCGCGTACGAGCTGGCGTGCATTGTCATCACCGAGAGCTGCCTTAATATTAGCTTCGAGATATTGTGCGCCAGTCATAGGAGCGATGCGTGGTTGTGCATACACGCGTGGTGTTGCAGCTGTAACCTTAGGAGCTGAGGCTTCTACCGCAGGGGTTTCGACCTCAGGTGCTACGGCTACGGTGTCTGGAGTATTCTCCACGACAGCCTCGCTTTCTGTTGGTTGGTTGTCTTCTTCTTTAGCTTCTTCCGATTCGGAAGCTGCTACCTCTTTAATCTCAGCCGACTTAAAAGCGGGATTTGAGACTAGAGAAACTTCAACTAGCTTTGCGGCTAGAACATGGATAACGCCATTAGCAGGACGTGAGTCAATTACTTCAACGCCTACGGACATTCCTGTTTTTAGTCCTTCGCTTGCTTCTATCAGCGCGTCAGATGCTTTTGTAGACGCGCTGAGCTTGAAGGTGCCGTACCATCCATCTTCGGATGCTTCAATAGATTGAGCGCGGCCTAATCTCACTTTGTCGTTATGTTCTTCTAGGAACAAAACCTTTTTTGGGTCGTCTACCTGGATTGACCCGCGCTCAAAAATTACTTTACCTGCGGAAGTGTGTCCGACTTCGCCTACTGGCGCAATCTTTCCGCTAATAGTACGTCGTGCTGAGTCAGCAGACGTAATCTCGCTAGAGAATGTCAGTTTCATTTATATTATTTCCGTTCGGTGTTAGGTCTTCCATCTCCATAGCTTGCTCTAGAGAAATTAGGCCCAGGGTTAACATTTTCTCAATGACGTTGAGTCTTTCCATAGCATCGCTTCGAAGGAATGTATCGTCAATTGCAAAGCGCACAATATTTCCGCGTGGAGTAATATCGTCAAGTGATAGACGGTCTTCTATTGCGGCATAATACGGACGCAAAGATAGGTCCACGAATTGTTTTCTTTCGTCAATGACATTTGCATAAGTCATGCTGTTATTCATTTCAGCAGACAAATACCACGCAGGAACATTCATCATTCTTGCAATCTGAGTCGCCATAAATTGCGCGCTCTCGTTGTAAGTCATGTCCTTAGGTGAGAATTGCGTTACGTTGTAATCGAGAGTTGAAGTCATATAAGCCGTTGAACGATTCTTACGCGATTTTTCAAATTGGTTAAGAATTGCTAACACTTCAGCTTCGGACATGTCCGCGCCGGTGTTCTTAATTACACCAGTAGGCATTGGTGACGATACAGCTACAGCTGTCGCCTTTTCTAAATCTACAGCGGCGCGTATAGTACGCGCTCCACGAACTAATACACCTTCATCACCGAGAGATTGGAAAGTAACGAGTGAACCGAGTCCTGACATTGGTACTGGGTTACCGTTGACATAATATTGAGTAATGAATTCGGTGTAAAGGTCTGTATTGAATGTAACGCGACTATTGGGCACCCATTCGAAAGACAATGGACGGCCGTCGAGCTCGCTAACGCTCGTTACTTGCCAAAATGCCTGGCCGTAGAAAATGAGACTGTCAACAGTCCATGCCAACGTGACGGAACGTGGCTGCGACGGTGATGGTTGTCTAATCCATGCAGGAGTATTTTCTATTTCTTCACCAGTTGAGTCGCGATAAACTTCTAGCGGCGTACTAGCGATAATTCCTTTAATTAAAGATGCTGCGCGTGCAACGCTAGGTACAGAGATAGCATCCGCGCGTGAAATGTTGCCGACTGTTAACGGCGCAATAGTCCAATTTTCCGACATAATTTGCGGCGCGTTCTGCGCTTCGATTTTTGTCGGACGGAAACGGTCAAAGAGTCCCATTCAGGATAGGATACCACACAAAACGGACAATTAGAACAATTTAGACTGCGATGATTTGTGGCTTGCTTTGTGGTTTCAGTAGTTGGTGGACCACCATCGCTAGGCCAATAGCTGCACTAACGTCACCTGCGGACTTTCTACGCACGATACGCCATCCTGCGTCATTCTCCTTAGCCGCGCAGTTGTTCATGGAGTCCACCAACGACTTTTGTCCGATGTGAACTATGCGCCCGTTCACAATAGCATCATATAGGTCCCCGCACGCTTGGTAAAATACCTGGCCGCTCATGTCTTGCGTTCTATAGCCAGACTGGCTCAATCTTTCAGCCACGCTCATCGTGGAATACTTGTCAAAACAAATCATTTGTGGCTTATACTTTTTGGCCCATTCAGCCACCTCTACAGCCATGCGTAACTCGTCTACAGCTACCTGGCTCTCAAATTGTGCAATAACGCCTACGGCTATCTTGCCGTCCTCGCGTACTTGTCCAGCTACAAGGCTGGCGTTGCGTTTGTTAACCGATATATCCATAGCGAAGATAGTCTTCGGTCCTGGAGCTATAACTAGGTCTTGAACTGTCAAGTCCTCAAAAGCGTGGTACGGCCAGGGCGATTTGAGTGCCGAAACCCATGAGCAAAGTACCTCGGTCCTTGTGGCTTCGACTGTGGACGTTGCGATAGCTTCGGCGATAGTGTCTTCATCTATCAGATAGCCTAAAGCTGGGTTAGCCTGATACCAGCCATCTTTGTCGTGTATCTTTGCGAATTCTTCAGCCGAATACTCCCAGTAGCCTAAACTAGCTGGCGGATGGTCTATGGCGCGCTGTCTCATGGTATTCAGTACGCTGGAGAACGCATCGCCAGCGTTCGAGCACATAAATACTTGCGAATTCTTACGAGCGCGGGTTACTGGCTTAGCAGCTGTAAATGCTTCCTCAGATACTTCGCGTAATTCGTCGATAAATAACAAATCCGCGGTCTTACCACGGGAGCCGTCTCTAGTCGCCGCAACTATCTCGTATTTCGCTCCAGTTAGAAGCTCTATAGATTCCTGGCCATTGGCCACGCGGATTTGTTTTATCTGCGCCATGAGCGCGTCGTTCTGTTCAATTATATCAACAACTTTATTGAACGTGTCTAATGCCATGTTTCGATTAGAGGACATAGCTACGATATTACGTTCACCAAAAACGAATAGACCTGCCAGGATGCGGACTCTGGCCAGATGCGTCTTTCCATTCTGCCTGGCTATCAGCAGTAAGTTCGACTTGCGCTTAAATAGCCCATCCTTGTCAACTTTGAGCATGTCAGTTAGAACGTACTCTTGCCACGGCAGTAAACTCATCGGTTTGCCGTTTTCCTTCAAGCCTTCAAGGAATTTCTTAACCTCGTCAATGCGGCTTGGTCCTTTAAGCGGCGCATTCTGTAAGCGTGGCTTTGTAGCCCCTTTGCGCTTAGCCATTCTCGATAGCCCCCGTTGAGTCAAATGCGGAAAAAGGTGAGTCTAACTCTTTTTTGATTTTAGTTGGTGCTTTTTGTCCGTTTTTGTCCTGATTCGTCCGTATCGGGGAGATACGTTCGACCAAATCAGGGGGGGTAGAAGTTTCCTTAGAAAAAACTGAGTGTTTGCTGTGAACATCTATGTCCGTTTTGTCACGCTTCGCATAGTTGCATCGTTCACACGCAGCTACGAGATTATCGAGCGTGTCCTCGCCGCCTTTTGAGCGTGGCCATACATGGTCTACCTGTTTCGCCTGGTCACCACAATAAGCGCACGTCCACGCATCCCTATTCAATACTTGTAATCGAATTCGCTTCCAATGAGCTGTAGCTCTATATGGCTTTAGAGCCATGACTCCCACTCATCCCGTTCATCGTATGCTTTAAGCGTGTACCACACTAACCCAGCACTAAAGCTTATGATAAGAACAAAACCAATAACTAATGCCATCCGTACCTCAATGAGTGAGATAAGGCTTTACACCACGAGCCTTGGTATCTTGCTTCCACATATTCAATGTGCTTATCTATCTGCTCATAAGCATCCCATGTAGGCGCATACTTACTCATGTGCTGAAATATCCCATAGGCCCCAGATTCCTTGTTTACTGCCTTTACTCTCCAGTTACTTTCCCTTATCGCTAAGTCATTAGCGCATTGGAACTCAGACCATTCTACTTTGTTGTATAAATATAGCTTTACATTGTCAATGTGAAATGGCTGTTCTAGTTCTGCGTTAGCAGTTTCAATCTTTTCTACAGCAGCGAAGCTATATGTCATTAGCACCGCTAAAATGACAATAGTTCGGCCTAATGCTCGTCCGCGAAGTGCGCTGCCTCTCAGGCGCGCTAGCGGTCTGAGCATAACATGGTTGTCAAGTTTGTCATTCATTTGAGCGTAACCTTTCGGCGTGTCGTGTCTAATGTGACCTGAGTCACAATTAGTTTTTACCCCATCCAGTACCCTTGAAATGAGCCGGTGTAGCTACATAAACCTTGAACATTTCATTTTTGCATTCACCACATATTAAAGCGTAATCCTCTACTTTATCTATAGGTATTGTTATTTCGCTGGTAGTCCAGCAGGTTCGGCATTCGTAATCAAATTTTGGCATTCTTCACACCTTTCGCGTTTACCGTATATCCATAGACCACAGCCCACGCACCTATGTATCAGAGTTTCCATAACCCGACGCTTTCAATAGGTACACCAGGTCCTCTAAACGCAAAACGGCCACCCAATCCTGGATAGCCGCTTCGCCCTGGCCATTGAGACGCAGTACGCCCACGCCCATACCAGTATTAAGTTTTCGGTCCTTGAGTTGTCTCATAAGACCAGATAAGTCTAGCTTAGTGCGTGCCTTTATCTCAATGTCTAAGCCTGGCACGCCTGTTATATCGCTGCCGTCCCTACCTGCGCCAACGGGTAAAGCATTGTCCCAACCGTTAGCGCGTAGGTAGTCAGCCACCAAGCGTTGCGAAGCGTACCCTCGATGCTTCCGGCTCTGGCTGGTCATAGACGTTCTTCATCCTCTGGTCTAAATGACCATCTGCCGCTAGGGTCCACAACTTGCCAAAAAGCTTTACATTGTTCGGCCTTGCGACTCATCGGTAGCGGACATGTGTAACCTCTGTATGGTCCTTTAGGTCCTGAGCCTTCTTTTAGTTTCATTTGACCATGCTTGCATGTAGGTATTGGCTCAGCCTTCAGTTCTTTCTTTATCAAGTCCACAGCATCGTCAAAAGCTGCAACAACTTCAGCTGGTGGCTCTATAGTTGTGTCCCAGACAATTTCCTGGCCTGGGTTAGTCGATTCCAAAAACGTCTTCTGCTCCTCAGTCCGAACTCGAATTGGCGCAGGGCTTGTCTTAGAGTCGTTAACCCTTGCCATTTCAAGAGATGATGCTCGCTTTCCCTTAGCAGAAAGTCCGAGGTTGGCGAGACAACGCCCGATGCTGCTCGTCTCACAATTCTCGTACCAGAAAGAAGCATCCACACCGCGGTCTTTACGAGCGCCACGCGCAAAGCCAGTAGCGGAAGGCTGAGTATCAGCATAAGTTCTATAGGCGATGGCTTTGAAAACCACAATTCCTTTTTCTTCATCGTTTAACACCTGCTCTGTAATAATGGCTCCATCTGGATACTCTTGATAAAACTTATGAATTCTGGAGTCCACGTCTTCATAGTCGTTAAGGTTGAACATCTAAGTAATACTTCCCTTCTGCATAGTCGAGCTGTTCTTTGAATGTCCACATAGACCCATCGTGCCAAGTCTGACATTCTTTAGCGCAGCTGAAACAATAATGTCGGTTAAGGACTTTACCGTGACGCTCTGACCTTATGGACCACACGGCCTGTTCTTGTCCACGAATGTCGTTTACGCCCCATCTCATACGGCAATAATCGCACCATGTACCGCGTGGCGTTCTAGTTATTGCCACGAAGATTGTCCCAGTCGCCGATGACACTTTCCCCTGCCAACGCTGCGTATGAGACCAGGTCCACGAATGAGTCACGGTTAGGAGTTTCCACGATGCGGGAGATTTTGACCAGAGCCATACAGAGACACACGTCCAGCGGGTCGATTTCCCTACCGAAGTAACTTGCCCAGAGGTCCGCAATTCTTCTAATGTTAACGGCTGGGTGGCCGTAATCGAGACCGCGTTCATCAAGCGTCGCTGCCGCTTCTTCCAGTAATGTTTTTGCGGTAAATCCATTTTGCTCTGTTGTATCCATGTGAATAGCCCCTAACGTAGTATTTTTCTTTGACGTGTTCTACAGCTGCATAAATGCCTAGACCTATAACAAATAAAGCTAGGCAGACGGTAGTTATCTGTTCTGGTGTTAGATTGTGCTTCATTATGCGACCACCGTACCTAATGCACGGTTAATCTTTTCCGCGAACATCTTAGAAAACTGCTCGCTGTTCGGATTATGACGGCGTACTAAATGGTATTTAGCTTCGGCTAAAGTATCAAATTTAATACCACGAAAATCTCCGTTTGTTTCTGTGATATACCAACCAGTCGAACCGCGGCCCCAGAGTTCGGTACCTTTGTAATAACCAATAAATTCGCCTGTGCTGGCAAGATACTCGCCGTGTTCGTTTTTCTTAAACTCGATTACGTTTTCCATTTTCTGCCCTTTCGTTTGTTGGTAAGGCAGAATGTACGCCTGTAGGCAGCTGTCAACAACCTAACCTGCGGCGTGTCGTATAACGATTTGATAACGGTCTAGTCGTACCGCTTGCCTTCGACTACGAATGAACCTGACTTGTCAATAGGAATAGTGACTGGTGTCACACCTTTACGGTCTACATACAGAATGCCGAAGCCTGATTGCCAGTTCATTGTGCCACGCGTGTAGTGCGCCTTGCTCACGTCCATTAAATGCCCTACCTCAAAGCCTGTCAGAATACCCGTTAAAACGCCCCCAGAGGCAGTTGAGAACGATGAAATCCCCTGACGATGGGTATGACCACAGACCACCGACTTACCATGCCTCTTAGCGGCTTCTAGCGCCGTTAAACCCCCATGTGGCTTGGTGCTCTGCTCGTCCCCGTGGACCATAATCCAGTTAGGGGTAATCTCATACGGCTTACGATGGAATTTAATGCCTAGCTCCTTGAACCCCATGAAATTCTCGTATTCGAGTTCGGGTAGGCCAATCAAGCCCGGGAGCCTAGATGCTAAAGATTTGTAAAGTCTGTCTGTGTGATTACTTCGGACAATGTGGGTAATTTGTAAATCGTGCAGAACTTGCTGGCAAGTATCTCTATCACGTCCAATAGTTCCCGACCACTCGTCCCGCCCACTAGACCAACGTGAGATGGTCTGGAAATCGAGCTCATCACCAACCGCCAGAACGTCGTCAGGCTTGTAGCGTTTGATGAACTTTGCAACTGCTCTTGTGTGTTTGACATTATGAAACGGTATTTGTAAATCGCTAATAACTACGATTCGCTTAATCGTCTTCTTCCTCGTCTTCATAGGGAGTAAAGTCGGGATTAGGAATAATCCAGTCGGGTATCCTCATGGTGTCTTCGACATACCAGCGAGCGTGGTCTTTATCCCACCCAGCGCGTACTAAAGCTTCATACGCTTCAACAACAGCTACAGCCCACACGTCAATAGGCTTCAAAGGTTCTTTCTTGTGGCGTTTAGCTGAGAGCTCCTTAGCGCGCAGTAGTGCGGCTTTTTGTGCTTTTGTTCTTCTTTGTGCCACGCGCGCTCCTATCGTTAGTAAGCAATTCTAGAACCATCTCCTCTAGTTTTTCGATGCGCGACACGATGTGACTGCGGTCAATTATTAGAGGTACTTCATGGCGAATAATGTAACGCAGACCACCGATAAGGATGGCTGCTATAGATAGGCACGCTAAAACAAATGCGGCCCAGTCTGTCGGGTTCATCGCCGACCGAAGGCGCTATCGTTAGGATTAAGATAGCGAAGGATAACAGGCAGACTCGCGGCCAGAGCGGCATTCACAATCGCATTGGCATCCCAGCCCACGGCTAGGTAGGTCGCTATTCCCGCTGCTAGGAAGCTTCGCGCCCAACTTGCCGCTATCGCTTTTAGTTCTTCCATCTTCGTCTCCTGTCAATATGGGCAGATAGAACATGCTGCCATCGTTATCGCCCAGTTTTGTAAAGCTAATGTGGATATGTTTCTTGTGTGGGTTTATTCCTTTGTATTTTCTCCATCGGTAATTGCCGACCCAGGATGCAATTCGCTCATTAAAGATGATATAAGAAATTCGCTTATCAGTTCTGGCAAGTAGTCGAAGTTGATTAGCAAAGTCGAATGCCGCGGATTTGTCTGATTTGAGGTCAGCGTCAACGTCGAGGGCACGTACAATCCCTTTTTCATCAGGATTATGGTCAGATTTAGGACTATGTTTCTTATGGCCAGGTGACGCCGCGGCTCCATCCGAAGCTCTATCTCTACTGGGGAACGCATCGTCTATCTGCTCGCGTAATTGCTGACCAGCTTTGCACAGTTTAGGCATTATCTATAAAGAATGTGCTAACTTAATAGAAGCTTGGCTTCATCGGCAGTAATGCCTAGACGATATAATAAGGCTGCTTTTTCGGCTGCCTTGGTCGCTTCTTGTTTAACTGCTAATTGGTCTTTTACCTTTTGTTCTTCATATTGCGCAAATTCATCATCGGTCATTTCTCTATCAATGATTTCATTTGTTGTAACATTATGTATTCTTATCATTGGTTTAGTCATTATTTAACTCCATAGAATTTGAGTGTGCCGCCGGCCCAATTGCCGCCCGTATTGGAAATCACTAATGAGGTAATTGGACCAGCGTTTGCGGTTAAAATACCACCAGCCATTAACCCAACTGCACCAGCATAAAAATTACCAGACCACATAAAAGGCATAGTGTAATTATCCGTATCCTGATAGTTGAAAATTTGTAATTGAAAACTATTGTCATTATTTGTTCTATCATAACTTGCTGGTAATTGTAAAATATTTGTAGTGCTGCTAAAAGTTCCGGAAGTGATAACTCCAGAAATTCTTGCAATACCACCATCGCCATTGGGATTTATTCTTAAAACTCCGTCAGCCGTTGAGTTTGTAAAAAACCGACCTACTAGCAGTAACGAAACATAATCTTGAGGAATTGATGAGAGAGTTACGGAAGCACCGCTCATCGTTGTAGTGCTAATTAAAGTCATTCCGCCGCTTGATGGTGTAGCCCACTTCAATCCTGTTGCGGTACTTGAGTCAGCTGTGAGGACTGTGTTATTTGCTCCCACGGCTAGACGGCTAAAAGCATCTGCACCTGTTCCTACAACTAAATCGCCTTTAGCGTCAATCGCTGTCGCCATTGAGTTTGTAATAGTTACGTCACCAGACGTGCCACCGCCGCTAATACCTGTACCAGCAGTCACGCCAGTAATGTCACCTGTTGAACCAACAGATACCCATGCGCTGCCGTTGTATACCTCGACGCTATTGGTATCGTCTAGGTAGCTCATCATGCCTTCGGCTAGGACACCAGATAAAGCTGTGGTGCGTGCTGTTGCATTCGCAAAGCGCATGACGGTCTGCTCCTGTAGGAAAGTATTAACCTGAGCGGCTGTCAAAACCGAACCGGTAGTAAAAAGGTTATAACCTGCGCCTGCCATGTGTCTCCTTAGTAGCTTAAGACGTCCTCGCCTAGTATACCGCTTACCGTGCTATTTAACACGAAGCCAGCTAACAAGGGCTCAGAAGTGAATAGGGTTGTGTTCCAGCTTGATTTAGTAATGTCATGGTGAATGGCGTTGACCAGGCTGGGCTGGGTTACGCTCGTCGAGCCTGGCATGGTCTTAGTGACCGTGATGCCGTCGAGTAGGTCGATGTCTACCCCAGCTAAAGGCTTATTAGGGTTGGTATCGTCGTAAAGGTTGAGTTGAATGCTGTCTATGCGAACCTCTGGGTCCTTGCGTGTAGCTAGGATACCTCTAGCCTGATTGAGAGCTTCTGCGTCTGTCTGGACTAGGATGCCGTCACGGATGCCAGAATGCAGGAAGTAAGTATCTATCGAGGTCTGGTCGAATGCGTTTTGTGCCGTGCCACCCGCACGGGTAACTGTTACGTCGTTAATGAGGTTGGTATCGTCGAAGGCTACAACTGCATTGGTGTATGAGATATTCGTGCCAGTATCGCTAAAGGTGTAGATAGAAGTAGCTGGTCGTGAGATGAGCGTGTTACGGTCAACGAAATTAACCTTAGACTCACCGTCTATAAAGATGCCGCCGAACTCGCTATTCTCGACCGTCTGTAATGCCTCTAGAACGTTCCTAGAGGTGCCTGGGTCCGCTTGTAAGGTACTTTCCCCAGTATCTATGTTTCGAAGGCTTACAGGCCAATCTACGGCGTTTAGAAGGGCATCTACGCGGGCACCTGAGAGCTGACCTGCTGGAGCACCTGCGACCGTGCTAATAGCCGAACCTGCGAGCAGCTTGAACGCGTCCACGCATTTCAAGTTGACTGTGCTGAGGTTTTCATTCCCTTGTCTAAAACCTGTGTCGTAGTTTGTGATATAGCCAGAGAATAAGTAATAATCTTCGCCTAAATAAGTAGCATAAATAATAATCTGGCGAAGCGGCAATAAATTCGGGTAATAAGCCCCAGCTGGATTCATCGGATTCCAGTCGCCGTTTTGGTCATAAAGTACGACGTCTGCGCTACCGAACTCGAATTTTGAAGTAATGCGGTTACGACCACGACGAATAGATACGCGGGTTACAAGGTCTGTAATCTCAACGGGAAGCGTGCCGGAGCCTAAACGGTTAGTACCTAAAATACCTTCGGTAGCAGAACCCAGAATAAGCGGGTCCGTCTCAAAAGCGGTATCGCTATCGAAGTCTACAAAGACCCTGAGTTGGGGTGCGCTCATTACAGAGCCAGCGCCTTCAGCGTGATTGACTGGCCTCGCTTTTGTACCTCATATAAGCCTTCAGTAATGACTTGAATGAGGTCATCATTAGACATAACGTTACCTGCTACGTTTACGGTGACATTGGCAGGGTTGAAACCGCCTGCGCCGAATGTGCCAATGGTTTCAAATATGTCTGCAATACGCTGTCTAGCGTTAGCTTCATTAGGTGAGTCATCGGCACGACCAGACATGACTGTACCTGAGTTAGCAATAATGGTTGCACCGTTTACGGTGAATGTGTTAAATGGGTTAGCAGTAACGCCATTAGGCATGATAATTGACACACCGTTTGCATCAGTAGGGTTTGGCGTAATTGTCACGTTATTGCCATTACCACCGCCGCCGCCGCCGCCGCCACCGCCGCCACCGCCGCCGCCGCCACCGCCACCGCCACCGCCGCCACCGCCATTTGAGCCGAAGTTAGTAATAGCGCTCTTGATAGCATTAATCTTGCCTAGAAGTCTATCTAGAATACTGTCCCAGTCTTCGAATGGGTTTTTAGCTTTAGGGATTGTGGCAATACCAGTATTGAGCAAAAATAGTTTTGTCTGAGCGTCGATAATTTTGGCAATAACGTCGGCAGCATTGTCACCCGTTTTGAGCGTAATACCTAGATTCTCCAGCGCTGGTTTCTGTAGTAACAATACAGCCTGGGTAAGCTTGTCCGCTGCCTCAGCATTGTCATTATTTATAGCTAAAAGCGCAGTAAGTCTCAGACGGTTTTCTTCAGTAACTCGATTTTGTAAAGCTGCAACTATTTGGATATTTTCCATATCGAAGACGGTACCAGCACGTTTCAACATGAGCGCTTCTTTTTCGCGCTTTAATCTTTCCTTTTCTGTCTTAGCAGCGGCAGCAGCGGCCTTCTTACGGTCTTCTTCAATTTTCTTCTGTAGTGCCTGTTGCTTACGAGTATCTGCTAGAAAGCGACGATTAGCCGCAGGATTATTAGCCACACGGTTTGTAACCGCGTTTGGGCTATCAAATAATGTTCGTAATTCTTCTAAACGTCGGCGTTCTTCTTCGTCAATACGAAAGCCAGTCGAAAGTAATTCTTTTGTGTACCGAATAGTCAAGCCAGCGCGTCTAAACACGTCTCCGATTGCGCTGCCGACTTTTACAATCGCTTCAAGTCCTGTTGTGTAATTGCCGTTGTTTAGTTGTTCTAAACCGCCGATAATACCTTTACCAAGTTCTTCGGCAGCGTCACCGAAAGCAATTTTAAGTAAGTCAATCTTGCCCGAATACGTCCCTGCTGCGCTTGCGGCTGACCCAGCGAATTGTTCTGATAATGTGGATATGGCTCTATCAAAACCCATTGCTTCAAGTTCGGCAGCGGTGTAAGCCGTTTGTAATTTTCCTAATGAAGCATAATTTCCATTGAATGCGCGGCTTAACGCGGTTGTGACCGAGCCTAAATCCTTGCCAGTAGATGCTGAAATGTCCATCGCTACGCTTAATAGTTTCATAGACTTATTGGCATCTAGCGTTGTCGTAATAAGTTGCGTAATAGCTGGCGATAACTCGTCCTTGCTTATCGCAGTAGCTTTCTCGCTTTTTTCTAAATAATCTTCAATAGCCTTAGTGTTATAAGCTAGGCCTAGATTCCGAAGTGATTGAGCTAATTTGACAGCGGCTTTATCTTCTGCTGCGAAAGCATTGACAGATGCGCGCAGCGCGCGGAAACCTGCGATAGCTATGAAGGTTCTAGTCGCCGTGCGGCGTAAATTGGCAAAACTTCTATTTAGTTTGTCTGTAGACCTCTGGGCATTCTTAAACCCTTTATCCTTAAATTCTGAGGCTATGTCAATACGAATAGCGGCCATTACGCAGCCTTTCCATAATTAACGCGATAATTAAATAATTTAGAAGCTTTGTCAATTGCTTTCATTGTCGCATCTAAGGCCTTGCCTTGATTATCGGCATAAGCGGCATACAAAACGCGACCACGCCCACGCTGGAACTTATCGTATTGCTTGAGTGGCCCGATACCGTTCATGGCACCTACAAATATGCGACCAGCATTAGGGTTATTGCTCTGTCCAATGTTTTTGTAGCTTTGACCGTATTGACGGTTAGCCTTCTGTATTCTTCCTTGCGGATGCACGCGGCCAGCTAGTTCAATGATTGAACCTGCCGCATCTTTGTTAAATAATGAATAAAGGCCTGAGAAACCTGCACGGTTAAAACGTGTGGAACCCATTTTGTAGGTTATGCCGCGGCGGATTAGTTGGCTGTCGTATTTAGGAAATTCTCTAACGTTAGACGTGCGGCTAGTAACTTCGGTGCCTTTGTCATTCCAGTTAAAAAGATTACCTGGAGCCTGTCCTGGTATTTTTGCTTTAGCGGCATCGGTCACTTCTTTCAGCGCGACACGAATTTCATTGTCCATCTGTTTCCGTAAGTCAGGAGCGTATTTCTTCAAAGCTCTTTTAAGCTCTGGGACCCCGCTTACTACGACTGGCATTTTTCCTATCTTCCGCTTGCTTAGCTAGTACCGCATAGATAGCTTTTAGTAAATCTCTATCCATGTTAATAAACTCGCTAGGCGCGATGCCCAGATTTACCGATAGTTCTGCTATCCGATAAGTCCAGGCATCACGCGTTAGCCATTTGGGTATTCATCACCTATTACTTCAACAGCCTTCAAAGTCTCTAGGAATTTGTCCCCGAAAGGTTTGACGTCTGACGCGTCTGCGCGACGTAAACATTCCCACGCAAGCCAATAAATGTCCGATTGCTTCTGGTCTTCTTGAAAAGCTTTATAAAAGCCTTTCTTGGCATACTGCTCGAACGCATACTCAATAGCTGGCGTAATCTCATGCTGAGACTCGCTGCCATCTGCCCTAGTTATCTTAAGACTTGCCATTATTGCCCCTTTGTTAAATTAGAACGTGCCTGTGTCGGCTACGGTCACAACAGAGTTTACTGTAAACGTAATGTCCATAGTGGCCATATCGCCTGTAGCACCGTTAATTGGTGTTAGGTTGTTTACAAGAAGGTCGCCAGTCCAAAGCTTGTTGGTCGCTGATACAACTGCTACCTTGTCTTGGATGAGCTTCCATGCGACAGTTGTACCGTAAGCATCTGACAATGTGTCAAGTACGGAAGTTGCTGCCTGGTCGTTCAAGAACGACACGGTGATAGTTGCGGACTCTAGTCCCTTTACGAATTTGTGAGCTGTGTCACCCATCGCAGTCACTTCGAGTTCATCGAATGCCTGATTCAATGTGACAGACGTCACATGGTCGGACAAATCTACGGAAGCAATTTTGAGTCCGACTTTGTTGTTTAGCGTAATCGCCATGATTACTCCTCGTCTTTCTTGGTTTGTTTTGTTTCTTTCTTTTCAGCGGGCTTTACTTGACCGATTTTGGCAAGGAAAGCTTCGCGTTCTTTGTCTACCTCAGCCATGTTAGCTCCAATCTGATAGAACGCTGATAGTTACCTCGCCTGAGAGTAAGTCTCCCGCTGTACCTTGTAGCACAGCTGGCGCGGTAAAAGTTCCTAGTGAATAAGCCAGATTAGACGCTTCTAGCTTATTGACGATGTTTAAGTAAAAGTCTTCAATGTTAATAAGATTGCCTTGATTATCGAACATAGGTGCCAAAACAATAAGCTTAAAGTTCACCTTAGGTTTTACAGTTTTGTAGTGGTCATTAGAAGGCTCTATGTATGGGTCGCCTGGCTCTACTACGATTGAGTTAGCGAGCGGCGTGGCAGGTGGGAAGGAAAACACCTGCCACGCCGTATTGTCACTTAGAGCAGCCGCGATTGTCCCACGAAGGGTCGAGATTGCCGACATTACCCGACCTGACCGCCTGGTGCTAAGTGGTCCGCAAGTAACCCGCGTACACGGGCCATAAGCGTATTACCCATACGATAGGGCGAAGGCTGGAAGTCTGGCGATATGCCAC